CAGAGTATGGAGTGTACCTCGGAGACATCATACCACACATGGCAACCTTCGAACACCTACCGAAGAAAGGAAGTTGACCGTGAAGACTGAGCACACCCGAGGATTGAGAAAAGGTCCACTTTCCATCTTCCCAATCCGCACCCCACGCGATACGCGCACTCACAGGATCGTGTAAACCCAACTGTTCGATGACTTCACGTTTTACCGTGTCTGGATCGGACCCAGTGATTTCTTCGGTGAGATGACAAATGACACACGAAACTGTTTTTCCATCCGAAAGAACTTTAGGTTGTATTTTCCATCTCGTATTGGCCGCTATCTCGAGATCCGTCTTGATGTGTACGGGTTCATCATAATCGAGGAGAATGTTAATCGCACCGTACGTACTTTCTCGAACCTTTTTCTCAGCGTCGGGACCCCAATTGTTTCCTAAAAATTTGATGGCAGGACTATTATCCAAACACAGGAACAACATTCCATCGTCTATGATTTTCTCATCCATGAAGGTCGCGACGTACGCATCTTCACTGTATTGTACATCTTTCAGTTCCACGCCGAACACAAAGTTGGCACCGGCATCGAGGAGGGCTTGCTCCATGGCATCGCACATGAACTTACCGGATGCGAGTTGTGTGTGAGGTGTGGATAAACCCACGTGATCCAGATTTTTTACAAATTCGTAGGCGGACATCACTTCCCACGTGACCCCATCCATGATGAGAGGAAGGTGTTCGATACACTTTTGACCTTCTTCTGTGAGAGTACCGAGAGCGTCTTTGACCGAGATGCTCTTGTACTTTTCGGGTTGAGTGAGAACCCGAACGAAAAAGGAAACGAGTGTTCCATAGTCTTTAAGTCGTAAAGAACGAAGAACGTAATTGATATGTTGACCATTGTCTTTGGGTTTAAAGAAATCGTTCCAATCGATTCCCATCTCCTCGAACAGAGACATGGTGTTTATGAACGCCTTGTCAAAGACAATCCTGTGGGCGTGAAGGTCTCTGTACTCGGTGCTCGGTTCCCACCATGAGCCTCCCGCTGATACTTTTTTATCGTAGATGACAATTTCGTGTTCACCCGACCTAAGTAATTCCCATGCGAGTGACATACCAGTTGGTCCCGCTCCGACAATATGAATCTTCATTCTATTGTTAACTAACAAAATATCTAAGGGCTTATAGAAAAAAGTATACTGCTATTGTAAGATATGTTGTCTGTACTCAGCCAACATTCAGTGGGGGTGCCACCTGTCAAGTTGGCGGGAAATCAAAGAGTAAAAACATGGAAATTTGCAGCCAAATTTTTATGGAAGGAACGATTTGTGGAAGACAAGGCCGAACTTGGAAAGTGGACGAAGGGTGAGCTGTTGGAGCTCGGACCCACTTTTGTAAAATTAGGACAAATAGCATCGACACGAGGAGACCTGTACCCTCCCGAGTTTACACGAGAACTCGAATCTCTTCAAGACAATGTTCCAGCTTTCGATTACAATCTCGTGAAGGACAAACTGGACATGGACATCTTTAAAAGTTTTGAAGAGACTCCTTTCAAGTCGGCGAGTATAGGTCAGGTTCACAAGGCTGTATTAAAAAATGGGAAGCACGTTGTTGTAAAATTAAAGCGACCGGGGATCTATGACACCATGAAATCGGATACCAACACGGTTCGAAAAATCTTAAAGTTTTTTCAGAGTATAGGTATCGATACCGGAAACAGTTCGGATTTTGTACTCAACGATTCCATCGAGTATCTTTTAGGTGAGGCTGATTATAAACAAGAGGTTGAAAATGCCATAATGTTTCGAAAGGCTCTCAGAGACGTCGATTGGATCAAGATCCCCCGTGTGTATAAGAAATACTGTACCGATGAAATGATCGTCATGGAATATGTACCAACAGAGAAGATCACCGAAATTAAGAATCGAAAAATTAACAAGAAAAAGGTGTGTGAAGCTCTCGTTAATTCGTATGTAATTCAGACTATGGATGTAGGTCTGTTTCACGCAGATCCTCACCCCGGTAACTTGGGTGTTTCCAAAAATGGAAAACTTGTATTTTATGATTTCGGCCTACTCATCAAACTCAGTGAAGAACTTCAAAAAGGTTTCAAGGATCTTTTTATTTGTATCATTAATCGAGACACGAAAGGTATAGTCAACATCTTGATAGGGTTAGGTGTTATCGTACCAACTTCATCAGACGTTGCGGATATCGAATTGTTCTTCGAAAACATCTTGGGATACCTGGAGACCCTCGACGGTGGTGCCATCCTGAATGACGACTTGGCGACGGAACTCGCGATGGAGAAGCCATTCGTCGTTCCCACCAGTTTCGTGTACTTGGCAAAATCTTTTTCTCTCATCGAGGGAATATGTCTCCAATTGGATCCTGATTTTGATTACTTCACGTATCTGGAGCCCATGCTTCAACAGCAGTTTCTCGAATCTATCGACATCGGTGAGATACTGATGACGACAACCACCATACCCTCCACGATCGGTAAAATAAATGCGTCTGTTGTGGGCTTGGAAAAGTCCAGAGCAGCGATGAAACGATCGATAAGCAAGACAAGACAGGACATACAGGTTGTACAATACAGCGTGGTATGCGCTCTATTGGCTCAACAACTGGGTGATACCCCGTTGGCTATGATTTTTGTTTTGTGTACGTTATGGTTTACTTTTCGAAAAGGTCGATAGAGGTAGACTTGGCGGACTTGGTAGGCTTCTTCTTCTTGAATATATCCTGATGCTGCTTGAAAATGTCCTTCGCACGCTTTTCCTCGTCACGGGCGATGTCCTTGAGGCGATCCTTGATTTTCTCGACTTCACCCTTCCTTTGCTTTTGTACCTTCTTGCCCACCTTCTTGAACTTGTCTGTAATAGCGTATGTCGTATTAGCCGTAATAGCGAACATGTTTGTTGTAATCTAAGGACATTTAATTTTTAACCTTTTTACTTTCTCCTCGAACTCTCTCCGTTCCCCTGGTGAATCGATCGGCGTCCCATTCGCGATCGCTTCAATTTCAGGTCCGGTGAGTTGCATGGCATTTACTCGAAAGTCCATGAATGCCTCCATGGTCATGGGTACGAGGGGTTGTACGAGTTTGAAGATGGCATTCGCGTAGTCTCGAATCTCCTTTTGGGCGTGATGATCCATTCTCAGTCGCAAAAAGTGCATGAGATTATGGAGATCCATCTTCCACACGAAGGATGTATAGGTCGATTGGGGGAGAACACCCCGTGCCTGTTCCCTACACACACCCTTCTCGAGTAAGTTCTGGTACAACTTGAATGCATTCTGTTGTTGAGCGGAGATGACATCGAGCATCTCGTCACCGAGTTCGATGACACCCTCCGACCCCTGATGATTGACTTCAGATTGACCCCTGTAAAACTCTGGGACGTAATACTCTTCATCGACGATGGAGTATCGAGCGGACATTTCATTCACGGATGCAGTCCTGTGTCGAAGCCACTGACGCGCGATATAAATGGGTGCCTTGATACGAAACTTGAACGTCACCAACTCGAAAGGGCTGGTGTGTGCGTGGCGAAGAAGGTACCGGATAAGACCGCGGTCGCCACGCGTCGTCTTTGTACCCGTTTGGTAACTGACACGCGCACCATCCACGATAGCCTTATCTAGATTTTCCTGGGGCATGTGTTCTACGAGTTCAACGAACCCATGATCCAAAACTTTTTCCATTATACACAACTATCCGTTTATTTCTTTAATCAACTCGTTGAGATCCCGATAGTATCTTTTGAGATCTTTCATGAATCTTTTATTATTTTCCAAAACTTCACATTCTGGTTTGTTCAGATAAATCCATGCCAAATTTGATTTTGAATATTTTGTCGCTTTTTGATTTTCATTGGGTCGTCGAGCGACCAACTTTGTCGTTTTTTTCTTCTTAGATGCGGGTACCACTTCAACCCTGTTGACGAACGAGAGAGCTTGCATCACCGTGTCGGCGAGGTCATCCTTCTTTTTAGATTTTTCGAAAACAGGTAACCAGTGTGCATTTGTAGGTCCATTCCTGATAAAGGCTTCACACCTCTCGATGGAGACCTTCTTCCTCTTATTGTACTGTGCTTTACCTGGACCGGCGACATCTGGAATTTTGTGACGTGCATCGTAGAGGATGGTTTCAGCTTTGGGCGACTTAATGATAAAGTACGCATAAAGAAAGTGCATGACGCTCACCATTTTCTTGTTACGTTCGGGTTGCTTCTCGATGAGAATCGTATCTGCCGTGAGTACCCATGGTCGCGCGTCGAGGTGGTCACGCATGGCGACGTACACACCGTCCTTGTGTTGCGGTGGAATTCCATCGACATCCCACTCTCGCACGAGGTTTCCACTCTTCTCATCCAAGAGACACATCGCCAAATTCCTTATACCCACATCGATGCTGAGAATCATTAAGTTAAAGGACTGGTACCTCTTTAAGTTAATGAAGTGTATCGCACATAGAGGATACTCCCTCACTCACATCGATAATAGTATCGAAGCTATACGGGAAGCTGTGCACAGGGAGTACGACGGAGTGGAGATAGACATACAACTCTGCGGTTCGGGTGAGATTGTACTGTTTCACGATGTATACGTCGGAAACCATTTCATTCGTGATATGAACATAGACGAACTGAGACAGTTGGGTGTGTGTTCACTCGAGGACGTCTACGATCAAATTCCAGAAATAAAAGATACGCTTCTTCTTCTCGACATAAAAGGTAATAACTTTCAAATCACACAGGCACTCGAAAAGTTTTATGAAAAACGTTCGACACGTAATGTTATATTTTGTAGTTTCAATCGAAAACTGATTTATAGTCTTCCGGAAATGTTTCAAAAAGGTTCGACATTCGAGACGACATTTAATCAGGATGAATACGATTCGATAACTCGAGGTCTAAAAGCAGTTGTTCTTCACTGGACATGTTTAGACCATGATTTCATCTCGTACTGTAAAATGAAAGACATACAGGTTTATACGTATACACATAAGGAGGACAAAGAGTTGGAATATATGTATAAGTATGGTGTTGACGGGATTATAACAAATGGATTCTAAAACTTAGCCATGGCACCCCTACCCATGTTCTGACCGGCGGGGGACATGAACATCGCGACTACACCGATCACGAGAACACAGAGGCACACGACCGAGGCTATGATAGCGTACTTCATAGGACCGGCGATAGCATCACCAAGGGCACCAATAATATCCGCAATACCCTTGTTCTCAGTTTTTTGCTCACCGGAAGCGGCGGCGTGAAGTTTGTTGAGAGTTTCGTTATTAGAAATGTTCGTCGTGAGAGATGTCGTAATAGCTTCAGCCATCAACGTGGCCACAATATCTTGTGAAAAATCTAATTTACCGTTACAATTCTTCACTTCCAAGTCACCTTCTTGTAAATTGATCATTTCGGAAATAACTTCGTTCAAGTTATTCGTTTCGAATGTGTTTTCGACAACGTTTTCGATCGCCATATTAACTTCTTGATTCATGTTTTGTTCGTCACCGAACTGCATATTACCCGCCTCTGTAACCTTTTCCATCGCGGCGGCGGCGGATGCAGCCAACTCATTTGCTACTACAGTTTTAGCTTCATTTACTGTTTGTGGTGACATTTCCGCACTGGATTGGGATGACGCATCAATTTTTTGACCTATTTTAGCCTCACAATCTGGCCCCATATTGCCAATTCGAACAGTCACTTTCTGAATATTATTCATTGCGGCGGATAGAGATTGCTGGTTATTGGTGATTGTAGTCATGATACTTTTGTTCACGACGTCCATGTTGAATGTTTGGTTGATGGTCTGACTACCACCTCCTCCCATGGTTTTATAATGACCTGAGAAAAAAAATATCTTTATATTTCAAATGAAGCTGAATCTTAAAAAGATGGAACTCAACCAGGCTATACTTATCATCGCCATCACAGCGGTGGTTATCTGGATGATCATGCGGTACAAAGGGCGTATCGAATACAATGAGGGTGTAAGAGTCGAATCCGAAAAGAAATTAACCCAGGCAGAAGTGGATGCTGTGATGAAGTTTATTAAACCTTAATTGAAGAAATATGTTAACACGTATCTCTTACCGGACGTAACAGGCAACGTTCCATGCATCCGTGTACCACCGGGGTATTTTACCATATCACCTTGTTCGTAATCAAGTATCGGTAAATTTGTGTAGTTGTCGATGAGAATGTTTCGTTTCTCAATTGTCATCGGCATCCTTTTATCAAGGGCGTCCAATTTTTTGGTTTCTTCCAACGGAAATACATAAAGTTGCCCACCTGTAAATTCTTTTGTATCAGATAACATGAAACTCATCGTCGTGTGATTATCATCGTAGTGGAGTGGAATATGTGTACGTTCGTTGGGTGTATATCTCTTTAGGAATACATAATTTAACTTCTTATTGATTTGAGGCATTTTAGTATCGTAAATTTTCTTACATATGTCCCAAAGTTGTTTGTGTTTTACAGTGTCATCCAGAATATCAATTTGATATTCTGGTTGGTCATCAACGCCGTCTGCTTTTATTTCAAATTCACACGTCTCTGCGATGTCTATGAGATTACGACATTCTTTCCGTGACAAGACTTTCTTTTGAACATACCCTTCTTTATCGATATACTTTCTACCAGGACGCGTGTAAATATATAACAGTACACACACTATCAATAAAAATAAGACGTACATACCTTATGATGTTTCAGGAAAAAAATATTTCATACTTTTAAGATGTCCGCCACATTTAATCAGGTCTGGTGGGACGATACTGAAAATAGAACTTCAGACCATGGTCACTGTAGTCACTTAGCAGGTTCAATATCCAGACACAGAAAGGGACGCCGCGGTAGGCGTCGTCATTGGTGTCTACTTCCTGATACGGAATGGGTAAGTCACAAATCTGACGGGACGGGATCTAATCCATGTCGTTTAGCTGGCTCTTCGGGCGAATCTTGGATAGGTGGAGGGAAGGATGGTAACGGAAATCAAACAAATTTTACCGGCAGAAGTACAAATTTTAATAACGCGAACATGGCTATAAAATGTACCTTTAATTCTGTGAATTCATCTAAGCTTAAAGAGATGTCTAGGACATCCAGTGTTTACGACAGTAGCGGTTCGGGTGCCGTTGAAACAAATGGTGGATTTAAAAGTCAATGGGAACAACTCGTGTACGGTATTACGACAGAAGCGGGGAACAACACAGGGTTTTGTGAACATGTAAATAACATCAATAAGCAAGTCCATAATGATGGTAGAACTTGTTATGACGTACTAACTGATGCCGTAACAAAAAAGGCGAGGGGAATTCAGTGGTGTGACAGTAATCCCACTGATTCTGTATGTGCGTGTATAAATATATCGAAGGGAGTGAGACACTGTATAAACAACCCCACTCACCCGGGATGTGATACACTTGTCGCAGAATATAACAAGTTCCCCGGTAACGCACAAACGGAGTTTGACACGAGGAATTTTTCCCCGAAATGCTTTGCACCGGATGTATGCACCCAGTCTGGTCAGTATCAACCCATGCAAGGAGCTGATGTTTGTAGTCAAACAATTGCCGTGTGCCAACAGGACCTGAACCTGTATGGTGATGTTGCGAGTGGTGCTTTAGTTGAAATTGACCAGAGTATGAGATGTGAAGCTAAGACAGAACAAGCGCCATCCGCGGGAACTGGGGACACAGGTGGAGGTGGAGGTGGAGGTGGAGGTGGAGGTGGAGGTGGAGACGAGGAAGAAGAAGGGGTTGATGCATACATTCCAAAAAGTCTTGAAGATTTAAAAACAAATCGAAAAAAGCAGCTCACAGCTTTCGGTGGTGTGGGTAGTTTCATGATGATGTGTCTTTGTTTATTGTTGATAATCGTGTTAGCTAGTAAGGGTGGTGGACGAAGATCCGTACGAAGATAAATTTTTATTCTTGTGTTAATTCAATGGGTACGTGCGAGGCTATAGAGCAACAGGCCAAAGAGGATTACGGTGATGACTATTTGCAGCAATTGAAGTCAAATCCGGAATATATGTCTGCAGCCCTAGGTCAAATAGTTTCGAATAATTGTAAGAACCATTTTAATTACGATAAGATTGTTAGAGATTTTTGTAGTGACGTAGATAACTTATTGGTGGGTATTGGTGAGGGTACAAACACTTGTCAGTCTTTAGATACTAGTGGCGTTAAAACGGCGGAGTGGTGTATGTTAAAAGAAGATAGTTCGGACCCAACTGTCCGGATGGGTACACAAAAAGGTATTTGTAATAAAGCTGGTTTAAAAGATAAGTACGACGACACCGCCACCGAATATTGTAAAGCGTACCCACAAGATAGTTGGTGTTCGTGTTATAACGTACTCAATAACGCACAGGTTTGTCCGTCCGATTCGAAAGCAGCTGGTTGTAACGTCGTAAAAAATATCGAGGACAACAAAGAATTCTTTAAAGATGGGTACGAAATTTTGAAAAATAATCTTCATTGTAGACCTCGAGTATGTAATAGACCAAATTTAGCTTACGTTCCAGAAGGTACGATGAACAACTGTCAACCATCTTATAATTTTTGTGGTAAAGATATTGACATAAAAACCCAATCGAATAGTCAAATCGTTTTAGAATGTAATGCGGGTATGACCGAACGTGAATTACCGGATTGGTGGGATGAGGTTGATGACGATGACTGGTGGTTAGATGATGGAAGGGAACCACCTTTCGATACATATCCTTTAAATAAATTACCCATTAAAAGATTTCCAAAAGAATTTGACTGGGAAGATGATGATGTCAAATATCTCACGTATGGTGGTGTAGGTTCAATTGTATTGTGTTGTTGCTGTCTCATCATGATGCTCGCGATGTCACGTATGCGTAGAAGATAGGTAGTTAAAGAGAAAATAATTCTTTAAGATATGTGGTGTTGGTGGTGTTGTCACGAATTTAACACCGAACCTCTACAGATGCCTTATAAGTATGATGATAGACGAAAGCGTTTCGAGGTAGCAGGTAACTTTTGTTCGTGGAGTTGCATGAAAACATATGCCCTCGATAGACATGGGATGACAAAAGGTAGCATGATATCTTCGTATATGATCATGATGCGTAGACGAATGTACGGAGAAAGTGGAAGTGTGACCCCGGCGCCAAATAGATATAAACTCAAAGTGTTCGGGGGCGACTTGACGATAGACGAATTTAGAAATAACCAAACGGTCGATAAAAAAGAACCTAAACCTATAGACGCTACACCAGTCGTCGAAAACATGATACCCATTATTTCAAACACAAAACGTATGGATGAAATAAAGAATGCTTCATCTAACAACAACGCACTAAAACTAAAACGAAACAAACCACTAAAACGAAGCCATAACAATCTAGAGTCAGCTTTGGGTCTTATCATAACACCCAAAACCTAAGACTCTTTTTTGTTTAGCTGTTGGTATTGACGGTGGTAAGTTTTCGGTTTTCTTACTGTGCACCCACCGTTCTCCGTCGTGTGCGACCCAACATATATCGTATCTCTCTATCGTCTTTCTACACAAGACACAAGGTAACGATATACCGTCCCCGTACACTGTTTTCCTATACACTATCAAGTGTCCGTATTTCCTGTGCATCCACTCTGAAAACTGGTGCGCCTTGTATCCTTTTCGTAAACATTCTCTGTATAATCGTCGTATCAATTGTCTTTCGGAGCACATGTGATTATTACTCTCTATCGTAGGTCCTTTGGACATACAACTTATGACGGTACAGTATTTCATACTTGGCAATTCAAACAAGTAGCACCGTCGTATACAAAACTACACGTTTCGCACTCACTTAGGACGTTAATCTTCTTTTTCGGGACGAGACCGTTTGCAAACTTTTCCAACTCTTTTACTGTATAGATTCCGTATTGTATCATAACCTCGAGTGAGGGGAATCTCATACTAAAATGTATACGTGTCAATTTTTTAAGCGAGGCAAGAAAAGCACTTTGCGAGTTGCTTTTTCGCTTTAATCATCGCGGCGAACGAGTCAACCATGGGTGGAACCATAGCCTTGAGAACAATCTCAAACTCACTGTCCTTCTCGCCCTCCTCTATTTGCTCGATGAGGTGGTTGAGTACACCGATGACGAGCTTCTTCTTCTGGGGACCGGGAAGCTTCTTGAACTTGGCGGTCTCTAGCATGAGGCGACCAAGGATGGGAGGGATATCCTCCTTGGTGAAACCATCGTCGAGATACTCGATCTTAATGTCCTCGACAGTCTGCACGAGACTCTGGGTATCAATCTTTCCAGAAAACTTTTGTAAAATAATATCCATATACTATAACTGAGAATGAAATTTGATGATATCATCGCGAGTATCGCTCTGGGTCTAGGTTTTGTTCAGATTTATGACAACTTCAACAGGTCGGATGAAGTGGGTGAAGAGTCGAAACACATGTTATTCGTCGGTATCGTGACTACCGCGCTGTGGCTCATGTATCAAACCAGGAGGTACGGTGTTAACTTATTGACCGTAAATACATCTGTCGCTTTAGCCGTACAACTTTACGTGATGAGCCGCGTGTACAAAAATAAACTGATTTGGTTTAAAGGATAAGATCGTATCTTATCCAGAAATGAGCCTTCTCATTCGTGCATCTGTCCAGCCAACGCCCACTCCTAAGAAGATCTTTACCAAAAAGAGCGTATCTTCTGTAAAAGCGCCACCTCTCAAGCCGGTCGAGCGCCCCAACGATTACCTTTCCGTCGCTGAGCGCGTAAATGGACGCGCTGCCATGGTCGGGTTTACATCTGCCGTGATTGACGAAATCATGACTGGTAACTCTATCAGTACCCAGTTCCACGATAACGTCGGTCTTTCTGTCGCTGTTGCCAGTTTGGCGTTCCTCGGAACAGCGGTGAATCCTAAAGACGAAGGCTACATTCAGGGGTTTTGGCAACCCGAGACGGAGCTGATAAACGGTCGACTCGCGATGGTAGGGATCGCGTCACTTCTCCTAACAGAGTCCCTGCACCCTCATGTCCCGCTATTCTAGTGTCTGGGTGTGTAGCCATATAACTCAAAAATTCAATCATTTTTACTTTTTCGTCCATTGAAAATGTTCCTGCCCTACGTAACAGGTAGGCCAAGAACATCATGAGAATGTATGTATTTTCAGCTATCGCTCTCATTTAGGCCTTATTAGGCCGTAACATAAATAATCCAACCAAAAAGGCGAGGAGGAAGATGACGAGGCTTACGGCACTGTACGCCTTCTTGGAGTCATCCTTCTTCGCACCCTCACAGGTCCTCGACCAGTTGAGCGCGGCGGAACTACCGACGACACCCATGATACCGAAGAGAAGGACCATGATACCACTGAGCTTACTACCGGCAACTTTGAGAAGTAAAAGGGTGCATGGAACGGTGAGCGCCATGGTGAGCGTGTACGATAAGAAGTTCTTGAGATTCTCTTGCGTCTTGTTACCGTGTTGCTCGGTGCACTTGTTGAACATGTCAATACCGAGGGCGGCGATGACAAGGTAGAAGAAACCAAAGAACATGATTATACCAATCTGACCGTAGTTGATCTCGAGACCGACCGACTTGGCGGCGTTCGCGGCGGCACCCTGATAGGTACCAGTCTGAGTAACAGCCGTGCCGGCGTTACCAAGTGCACCGGACACAGCCTGACCCGCGGCTCCCACAGCCCCTTGGGCCCTACCAGCCATAGCGCTTAAAGCTGCCATCTTAGACATTTATTATACATGAAGAAAATTTATGAGGTCTTTCCTGGTCTTTTTTTGAGACCACCCTAACTCTTTTAATTTTTTA